CCCCCGCCGCAACCCGGGTACCGCCCGCCCGTGTCCGGCGGCCCCTACCCGCCCGGGCCGCCATATCCGCCGGTGTCGGCACCACCCGGCTTCTACCCGCCGCCTCCGCCGCGGAAGCAGCACTTCCTGGCCACGCCCGGCGGCATCCTCCTCATCGTCCTCGGGTCGGTGGCGTTCCTCGTCCTGCTCTGTGGCGGCCTGGCCACGATCGGTCGGATGAGCGAGCGCAACGCCGCCTCGAAGATCGACGCCACGGTCACCTCCTGTGGCGGCAGTGGCAGCGTCGCGAAGATCGGTTACACGGTGACCAACAACGGCAGCAAGGGCCACCGGGTCAGGCTGGAGGTGGAGTACCGCGATTCGTCGGGCGCCCGCCTGGACACGGACACCGCCTACGTGGGTGAGGTGCCGGCCGGTGACACGGTTCGCGGTGAGGAGTCGACGGTGCTGAACGCCTCCCCGCCCGGGTCGACGATCACCTGTCGCATCACCAAGGTGTCCTGACCCCGGACGTGCGAAAGCGCCCCCTGCCAGCTCCGAAGAGCCAGCAGGGGGCGCAGTGCGTGAAGGGGCGGGTTAGGCCCAGCCGCCGGTGAGGAAGTGGACGCTGAGCCACGCCATAAACGCGAGCAGGAGGACGCGGCGGAGTTGGGTCCAGCCGGAGCGGCGGCGTTCAGGCTCGCCGGGCCGGCGGCGTTGGGTGCCGAAGAGCATCCACACCTGTTCGGAGAGGGTGTCGCCGGGTGTCCCGTTGCGCAGGGCGATGCCTTCGATGAGCAGGAAGTAGGCGGCCCAGCCTGCCCACATCCACTGCCAGGCGCTCACCGGGCGACGGTGGTCCCGCCGGCCGTCGGCTCGGAGCCGTTGACGGTGCCGGCGTTGCGGGTCTTGTAGGTGGCGATGCCGACGGTGACGCCGGCGGCGATGCCGAGGCCGATGGCCTTGGACACCTCGTCCTGGTTGACGGCGCCTTCGGTGGCGGACTGGACGAGGGCGGCGACGAACGCGGCGAGGGCGGCGCCGACGCCGGCGATGACGGCCTTGCGGATCTGGGCGAGCATGTCGACTCCTAGGGTGTGGGTGTGCAGCTGTACGAGCAGACGCCCGATGGCATCGCTGAGGTGCCGAGGCCGTGCCCGGATGGGCACACGGAGACGACCCCCGCGTGGGGGGCCTGCCTGGTGGAGGGCTGCTGGGAGATGGGCCGTCAGTGGCGCTGCCAGCGGCCCGGGTGCGGGAAGACGACCCAGCACGAGCACGAGCACCGGCGCGTCAGGTAGCTACTGGCGGGCGGCCCGCTCCCGTTCCCGTTCCCGCTGCGCCTTCGTCAGCAGCCGGTGAGGGACGTACGTCTGCAACGCGAACGCCGCCACCAGCAGAAACGACGCGAACCGGCGTCCCGGCCACGCCGGCGCGAAGTAGTTCACCAGCGTCAACGCGAACAGGGCCGACTCGACGGCCCGCCGGTACAACGTCCACCGGCCCTCCGGCGTCCGCTGCCACGCCCCGCTGGTCTTCCAGTGGTAGCGGACCACGAACGACGCCGCCAGGGCGAGGCCGACCAGGCACGCGGCCAGGATGAGGTGGACCCACCCCCGCCAGGCAAGGAACTCAGTCACGGTGCGCCCCCAACGCTGAGGCGATGTTCGGTGCCATGTGGTTCTCCCGGCGGATCTTCTTCTGCGCGCAGTGCGCCTTATCCACCTCGGGCTGCCGGGCCATCACCGAGCTGAGACGCTGCACCGCTTCGGCGACGGCGCTACGCGCCTCCTCCTGCTCCTGCGGGTCATGCTCCGGCGGCGTCCACCTCTTACGTCGGAACATCATCGGCCCGACTCTCCGCCGCCGCTTTGATGGCCCGCCACGCCTGAGCCGAGGTGGCGGAGTGCTCCAGCAGCTTGCCGTTCTGCTCGCGGAGCACCTTGTTCGCCTCCACCTCCAAGGCATGGGCGGTCTTCCACGCGGTCACATCGTCTGTCTTTGCCGCGATCACCGTCTCGTACGCCTTGACGATGCGGTCGACCTGCGGCCCTGGTACCAGGATGCCCTTCAGCAGCAGCCCGACGACTGTGAGGATCACGGTGCCCAGTAGCGCCCACGGCCCACCGCCCGCCACGGCCGCGGGCAGCCATTCCACTACTGCGTAGGGTTGGCCGGCTCGCCGGCGGGGAGCAGGTCGCGGAGCTTGGTGAGCACCTGCTCGGCGGTCAGCTCCCCGGACTGGCTGGCCTCGACCAGGGCGCGCAGCTCGGCGTCGCGGCTCGCCTCTGCGGCGGCGTGCTCGTCGAGGCGGCGCAGGACCGCGTCCATGTCCAGGCCCTCAACGCTGGCCGCGAGCGCCACCAGCAGGCCGTCGACGCGCTTCTGCCAGGCCTCGTCGCGGATCCGCCAGAGCACCGGCTCGACGCTGGTCCCCGACTCGTCCTTCGGGTTGCCCCGGGCCCACGCCTCGATGACCTGGCTGGCCTTCTCCGACATGTCGTCCTCCTGAACAGGTGATGGCGTCGCCGGCCCCATGGCCTTCTTGACCTCGGCGAACAGGTGGTCCCAGGGGAAGTTGCCGCCCGGGTCGGTGTGGGTGGTGCCGCCCCAGGCGCGGCGCATGTCGTCGTGGCCGTAGAACGCGCGCACCTTCGGGTTGTTGACCATCTCCGACACGGTGGCTCGCCGCGGTTCGATGCCGTACTCGCGGCACAGCACGGCGCAGACCTGGGCGAGCTTCGACCAGGCCACGTTGTCGAGCCACCACTGCCGAGACTTGGCGTTGGTGCCGGTGATCTCGAAGGCGATGGCGTTGTCGTTGCCGTTGCGGGAGCCGGCGTGCCCCGCTCTCACGTCGGTGTCGAGGGACTGCACGATGCTGTCGGCGTCGACGTAGAAGTGGGAGCTGGTGCCGTCCGTGCGGCGGGTGGCGTACGACGCCTCGCCCTCGGCGGTGGCGTCGTTGCTGGTGTTGTGGATGGCGATGCCGTACTTGCGGCCGTCGCTGTCGCTGTAGCCGTTTCGGCCCTGCACGAACGGGATCCCGGGTACGCGCATCAGATGGACTCCCTGAGTTGATGGCGGCTGTTACCTTGGGGCGCCAAGCCCTGGGCACGGGGTCCAGGAGCCAATTCGGAGGCAGCCATGACCGCCCGCCGCACCTTCGCCGCGCTGACCGTCGTGGCGGCCCTGACCTTCACCGCCGCCGCCCCGGCTCACGCCGCCACCCGGTACCGGTCGGCGAAGGCCACGACCGTCGTGCCGAACGTGGTCGGCCTCGACGAGCAGGCCGCGTCCTACCGGGTGCGCCGCGCCGGCCTCGTGCCGCACCTGACCGTCCAGAAGGGCACCAACGACTACCCGCTCACGGTCGTGCAGGAGTGGCCCGCCGCCGGCACCCGCCTGCCGCGAGGCACCGAAGTGACGATCGTCCTCGGCGAGTAGTCACCTGCGGATCCGCCGCATCTGCTTCCGGGTGTCGGCGAGCAGCCGGGCGGTCGACGGGGCGTACGAGTCCAGCTCCAACGTCGCCGCCCCGTCGCTGGCCCGGAACTCGCTGCCGACGATCCGGAAGATGGTCACTCCGTCGCGGCTGGTGGCGTTCAGGGCGTCCGGCCTCGGCAGCACACCCTTCACCCGCATCAGCCCGGGGCGGATCTCCCACGGCATGACCATCCGCCCCGTCTGCAAATCCAGGATCGGGCGGGCGATGCGCAGCCGGCCACCGTTCGGCGCGTACCGCCGGTCAGCCAGCCACTGATCACCGGCCCGCACCGCCGAGCCGGTCGACCCGACGTCGGAGCCAAGGTCGAGGACACCCTGCCGGATCAGCCCAGCGGCGTCGAGCAGCGGCACCGACGCCGTCCGGACGATGGTGTTGGTGCGCCCGTCAGGGGTCCGCCACCGCACCGTCACCCGGTTGAACAACCCGTCGGCGGAGCCCTGCGAGTCGTAGCCGTCAAGCACGTCCGCCTCGTAGCGGACCGCCGACGGTACCGGCGTCCACTCGAACCGGTACAGACCGGCGGCGTTGCGCTCCCACACCCTCCACGTGTGCCCGGCCTCCATGCCCATCAGGTCGTCGAGGACCCGGGCGGCGTCGACCCCGTCGGGGTAGGCCAGCTGGTCGATCTGGTGAGTGGTGGTGGCGATGGAGGCACCAGCGCCGTCGAACTTCGGCAGGAGCCGGCCGAGCAGGTCGGCGACCACCTCGTGCGCCAGCACGTAGTTGTTGGGGTAGTCGGCGGCGGTGAGCTGCTCGCTGCCCGCCGCGGTGTACCGGGTGGCCATCACGATCGGCCCGGCCACTGACGCCCAGTGGGCGTCGTTGCTGATCGTGCCCCCGACCCCGGTGTAGATCGACCGGAACTCGACCGTGTTCCGGCCGGCGTTCCAGTTCGTGACGATGCGTCGTGCCGAGCTGCTGCCGCCGGCGATGTTCCAGTTGTCCGAGCGGGCCACCTCGCCCGAGCTGAGGGAACCGTCGGTGCGGGCGACCGCCTCGACCTGGAACGCCGTGTCCGTGCGACCCGCGTCCCAGGTGTAGTCGATGCGGGCGAGCTTCTGCGCCGACCGCTGAAGTCCCGTGTACCGCATGACGATGCGGGAGTTGCCGACCACGGCTATGCCTTGCGGGAACTGGAGGACCAGCGCCTGCACCTGGCCGGCGGGGTTTCCCGGGTCCTCCGTCACCGAGTCGGTGCCGCCCGGCGTCGCGTTGTCGACCCGCTCCAGCGCGCTGAGCGGCTGGTCGACGTAGATCAGCGGCACCGTCCGGTCGCGGGTGTGCGACTGTCCGCCCACGGCGGCGAGGTCCCACACCTGCCCCTGCCCGCCCGCCGACCGGCCCGGGTCCTCCAACCGGCCGTCCCACACCACCGACCCGTTACGGGCGTCGTGAACGGTCAGGGTGCCGTAGTAGGCAATCTCGTCAGGCTGGACAGTCAACGGCCGGTCCAGGCTGATCTGCGCGGACTGGAAGCCGCCCGGATCCGACCAGCGGATGCTCAGGTCCCGCACGTCCCGGGTCACCGTACGGTCACCTCGAGCGGTGGTCAGCCGCACCGTCAGAGGGATGGGAAGGCTCACGACGCCACCGGCCTGACGTGCTGGTAGCGCGGCCAGTAGTAGGGCGTGACCTGCACCGTCGCGGTCACGTCGTCACCAACGTAGAAGGTGGACCCCACGTCCCGCATCACCCAGATCCGGTTGGCAACGCCGGGGCTGACCATCGGCATGCCACCGACGACCTCAACCTGCGACGCCCGAACCTCACCGGACGCGCCCACCGAGTACACCTGCCCCGCGACCGAGTCGACGATGAACGCGGTCTCCCCCGACGCCGACGGCCACTTGACGAAACTGAGCCGGTCATCCGCCGGCAGGAACATCAACGCGTCCAGGTCGAGGGCACCGCTGCCGCTGAGCCGCGCCGCGTACACGAACACGCCCATGCCGGCGGCGGTCAGCGGCACCCCCGACAGGCCGTCCACCACCGGGTCGTAGCCCAACGGCAGCTGCACCAGCCCCATGTCCACCCACCGCCAGAAGGTGTCCGGGACGGTCACAAGGTCGGACTGCACGTTGGCGTCACCGTTGGCGTACTGCGTCTGGACCTGGATCACATCCGTGCCGACCGACTTGCGGCAGCGCAGGAACACCCGGTAAGTACCGCGGACGTCGGTGCTCGGCGTGCTCGCGAAAAGGCTCGACGCCCGCTGCTGCAACGACGTCGCCGTAGCGAACGACGTCCGCAGGAACGTGCCCGACGACCCGGACGCCGCCTGCACGCTGGTGTCCACGAAAAGGGACATCGACTCCGCCTGCAACAGCGACGGCATCGCCGACGGCGTCCCACCACGCCGCACCGCGAACACCGACTGCCGGCGGCCCGAACCCGCGCTCTCCGGGATCCGCGCCACGTCCGACGCCCGCACCGACAGATACAGCGGCGTCTCCACATCACCCTTCGGCGCGCTCACGTCGAAGGACATGCCCCCCACGCCGCCGGCCTGACGGATCCGCGCCTCGTCGATGTGCAGCAGGTGCGACGCGAGCGGCGTGGACCGCATCGCGGCGGCCGGGCGCACCTGGACCGTCCCGAGCGGAGCGGTGGCGGTCGTATCCACCAGCGTCCACGTGTTCGCGGCGAGTGCCGTGGTGACGCTCGCGCTGCCCGTCTCGGTGGTGCCGTTGGACCACACCATGAAGACGTCCACGTTGCGGGCCACCGCGCACCGCAGCCACATCGACAGCCGCACCGGCTGACCCGCCGTCACCGGCACATACGCGGCGGTGGTGACCTCCACATCGGTCGCCGCGCCGCTCGGCGTCAGCAACATCGACGCGGCACCCTCGTGGAACTGGGCGGTCGACCGGGTGATCGTGCCACCGGCAGCCGTCCAGCCGGACACGTCCGTCTCGAAGTACGGGTTGCTGTTGAGCGTGGTGCCCTCGGCCGGGTCGTTGTACACCGTCACCGCCGACAGGGTTTCCCGCAGGCCGAGCGCGAACGGCTCCGCCGGAACCCGGACGGTCACCTCCTTGGTGAACGGATCCCACACCACCGAGTCAGGGGCGGCCCGGAACGTCCTGAAGAACACGGGCGCGGAGGTGCCCGGCCGGTACATCAGGATGTTCGTCGGCCGGTCCAACTCCCGGTACAGCCGCTGAAGCTGGACGGCGACCTCGTCGTCGCTGGCCGCGTCCACCCGCAGGACCAGCGACAGCACACGATTGCCGTACGCCGCCGCCGGATACCGGTCCCCGTCGACCAGCAGCGTCGACACCACCGCACGGTCCAGCGGCGCGGACCCGAACTCGGTGCCCTCCCGGACGGTCCAGCCCGGCGCGTTCAGGTTCAGCCGCACCGTCGGCGACGCCGCGATCGAGTCGACGAACTGCAGGTCGTACGTCACTCAGTGCTCCCTACCTGCCTAGAAGGTCGGCCTGGCGGCCCTGAACAGCGCCGACGGTCCGCCCGTCCATCTGCACCGTCACCCCCGCCAGGGCGGCCCGGACGGCAGCGGCGAGCTGCGCCGGGCTGTACCCGGCCGGCTGGGCTGGCGCGGCGGCCCGCGACATCGGGCCGACCTGGGCCCCGTACCAGCGGGCGGCGGTGGAGAGGATGTCCAGCGAGCGGTCCCGGTTGCCGAACCGCGGGATGAACGCCTCCCCGCCGGTCGCGGGCTCGGCGAACGCGTAGCGGGCGGGGCCGGCCGGCGAGTAGATGCCGGCGTCGCGCAGGCCGATCAACCCGTCGCGGGCGTGCTCGAACGCGCCACCCCACCGCATGCCGGTGGAGTAGCCGTCACCGGTGTGCGCCGACCCGCCGTAACCACCGGACGGCTCCGCCGACACCTTGATCCGGGCGTGCATGTTGTTGATCCGGGCCACGATGCCCTTGGCCGAATTCAGGGCGGGTTGAGTGTTGGCCGTGACCATGATTTTCGAGTCGACCCTTTTGGGGATCCCGAACAACTGGTCGGCCAGCCGCTTCGCCTCGGCCTTGCTGACACCCATAGCGGCGGCGGACTTCAGGAATGCCGCCCGGCCCCGCTCGGTAGCTGCCGACGCCAGCTCCTGGCTGCCGGTCTGCTTGAAAATCGCCTCGGCGGTGGTGTTCGACGCCTCGGCCAGCGACACCAGCAGGCTCCGGTTCGCGCGGCCCTTCTCGGTGTTCCGGTCGATGCCGTCGTTGTTCTTCCGGCCCGCCTCGGTGGCCCGGTCGATGGCCTCCTCGAGACGCATCTGCGCCTGCTCAGCGGAGATGTTCTCCCCCGCCATCCGGGCGATGGCCGCCGACAGGGTCTCCACCTGAACAGCGGCGGTCGTCGCTGCAACCTCGACCTTCTGAATCCCGCCAGCGGCCTTCTCGCCTCCGGTCGCACCCTTCTCGCCGGTGCCGTCAAGGTCGCCCTGCAGGATACGCAGTTCCTCCTGGCCGTGGCGGATGGCGTCGCCCATGCCGGGGATCCAGCCCCACACGGCCTCCATCACCGCGGCGGACTTCTCCGAGATGGACACCACCACCGAGAACATGGCCGAGAACGCGTCGATGACGTTGGTCACCGTGTCGATGCCGTTCTCCAGCGTGAAGAAGATCGCCCGCAGCGCCGCCGCGCCACTGTCAGCGTCGTCGGAGAACGACGACAGCATGTCGCTCAGCGCGGCGCCCACCTCGGGCAGTTCCTCCGAGACGACTCGCACGATCGGCTCGGCCGCCTCCGCCGCGTCGCGGATGCCCGGCGCCAGCTCGCGGGCGAAGTTGGCGACCCCCTCCGCGAGGGGCTCGACGTAGCGGGCGGCGGCGGCGAGCGCGCCGTCGATGTCGCCGGACACGTCGTCCCAGCCGCGCTGGATCGCGCGGATGCCGGCGAGGGTCGGCTCGACGAAGCGGGAGCCGCTGTCCTCCAGGTCGCTGAGCAGGTTCGCGCCGAGCTGCTTCCCGGCGGCCTGCACCCGGGCGTCGCGGGACGCCAGCATCACACCACCGATGACACCGCCGGCACCGACCCCGCCGACCACCGCGCCCTGGACGGCGGCGGCGAGGGTCGGCACGACCCCCACCGCGAGAACGGCGCCGATCGCCGCACCCGCCGGACCCATCGGCGCACGCGCCAGCAGCGGACCAACCCGGGCGACGAACGTCGCACCGAACTTCTCGGCTGCCTCGGCGCCCGCGCCCTCCATGTCAGGCAGCAGCTTCCGGGCCTTCGTCGCCTTGCGCAGCGCGGACTCCTGCGCCCGCATCTGCTTGTCGAGGTCAGCGCCCCCGCCGCCCAGCGCCGACTGCACGGCCAGACCGCGCAGCGACTCCCGCAGCTCGTCGACCCGCCGGTCCAGAGCGGCGGCGGCGCGCGCCGCGTCGGACATCTCCCGCGCGGTGGTGTCCAGCGCCGTCGACGTCTTGTCGCCCGACCGGGCGGCGTCGTCGAGGGACTCCGCTACGCCCTGCGTCTCGCGCTTCGCCTCCCGCGCCGTCCGCAGATACCGGGAGGCCTCCAGCAGCAGGTCAACCTTCACCGAGCGGGCCACTGGTCACCGCCTCTCCACGCGCCACATCAGCGCCTCAGGTCGGGGCCGCTTGCTGGACTCCTGCGCCAAAGACAGGGCATCGGTCCGGTAGCAGCGCCGCGGCGGCGGAACCTTCCACCGGCCGTCGGACTCCGGCCCACACTCACCGAGCGGGCCACCGCAGTTAGGGCAGCGGGTGGCCCGGTAGACAGCCAGCGCCAGCAGCCAACCCTGCTGCTGGTCATCCCACTCGGTCTCGCGGATGGTGACCGCCCGGATCAGCCGGCCGTCGTCGTCGTACTCGTACTCGGTGACCTCTTCGGGCTCCCAGCCCTCGAACCGCTTCCGCGAGATGCCGAGCCGTTCGGCCGCCTCTACTCGGGCGCGCTCGCCAGGGTCTTCGAGGCGGCGAGCGAGAAAGGGATGTCCACGTCGCTTTCGTTGAGGCGGATCGCGGCGCTGGCCAGCATGTTGTACTGGCCGTCGGTCAGCACCCCGTCGTCGCCGAGCAGCGCCGCCCAGTCGTCGTCGTCCAGCTCGGGCGAGATGACGCACAGCCGCAGCAGTGCCTCGGAGAAGTCGTCGAGGTTCACCCCACCGAGGTGGCGGTCTCTCGGCAGGATCTCACCGTCGTCGCCCCGTCGGGGCGGGTGCTCCTCGCGCAGCGCGACCCACCGCCGGGGCGACAGGGCCCGCAGCCGGAACTCCAGCCGCGACGCCTGCATCTGCTCGCCCAGCTCGTCGAGGCGCTCGGCGAGCCGCCTCGCCTCAGGGTTGCCTTCCAGCGAGTTGGTGGGCTTGGCCTGCTCGGCTTCCAGCAACTTCTCGGTCTGCTCGAACTCTTCGACGAGCCCGGTGTCCAGGTGAAGGGTCACCGTCGTTTCGGGCCGCCGCGCCTTGCTGATCATCGCTTTGATGTCGCTCATGGTCTCGGCCTTCCATGTCTCGGCCACAACAGGGAGCGGGCAGGAGGGCCGGCCGAGAGGCCGCTCCTGCCCGCGATCAGGGGGGTGCTTACGCGACAGCGGCGCGCAGCGACGGCGACGACGTGATCTTGATCGGCACCTCGTACCGCTCGACGGTGTTCTCCTCCGGGTCCATCCACGACGTCTCGCCGCAGACCGCCGGGTACACCTGCACCTTCTGCGCCGACGCCCAGGCGGTCGTCGACGTCACCGACCGACGGATCACCAGGTAGCCCGTCGCGTCGCGCACCAGCGTGTTGTAGATGGTGTCGGTGCCGTCCTGCTTCTTGATCCGCAGCAGGGTGCCGGAGAAGCTGGTGCGCCCGTTGCGGACGGTGTTGAACGTGGAATCCAGCGAGGTCGTCGGGGTGTCCGCCGTCTCCGGCTGGAATCCGGCCAGGCCGTCAGCGGTGAGCGTGGACTGCAGCAGCATGCCCGCGTTCAGCTCGGTGGTGGTCGGCGCGTTGATGTTGGCGATGGACGGCACCCACGCGACTCGGGTGTTGCCATCGGCGCTGATGTCGGCCACGGTCTACTCCTGGTTCTCGCTGGTCGCCTTGGCGGCGCGGCTGGTGGGCTTCTTGGGTGCCGGCTCGTCGACGGGCTGCACGTCCACCAGCTGCGGGTCTTTCGTCACGTCGTAGGGGGCCGGCGGGTCCGACGGCGCCCACCCGAGCGCCTGCCACGACTCCAGCGCCCCGGCCGGGAACTGCGCCCGACCCTGGTGCTCGGTGTGGCGCATCCACACCCGGTCGTTGCCGGCCGGCCCGTCGGCCTCGGCCCAGCCGCGCGGCTTCCAGTCGTCCACCTGGTCGGCGGCCACGTACGCCTTCGCGCCGTACCCGTCAGTCATCCACTTCTCTGCCATGACAGGTCCCCTCAGCAGCGGATCAGCTTGTACGTGACACCGGACGCGCCGGTCTGAGCCACGGTCGCGACGCCGGTCGACGGATTGACGTGGGCGGGTGACAGCCGGAACCAGCGGTCGGCGCTGTTCGCGACCGCCTGCGCGGACGTGGCCCCGGCGTTGCCGACCGCCGTGGTGCCCGGGTCGGAGATGGTGACGTTGATCGACCCGCCGGAAGCGTTGATGACGTTCAGCAGCGCGCCGTTCGTACCGATGTCGCTGCTGGATACGGTGTCGCTGAGGGACATCGACGCCGCGGTGACGGTGGTCGCCGTAGAGGTGACCGATGTTGCGGTGAGCAGCGCCATGCGGCGCACCCCCTTCTACTCGGGAATGGATCCGCCGCACGGCGGAGCTTCGTTGACGCGGTCAGCTGGGAACGGTCAGCAGCCGGTAGACGTCCACCTGGTCGACGACCAGGGAGCCGGTGTCCTCATCGCGGCGAGGCGGCTGGTTGTCCACATGCCGGATCGGGAAGCACACCCGCCCGGAGATCGTCGGCCGGACGTTCAGCAGCGCCGCCCGCACCCGGGTCGCCACGATCCGCGCCGCCGCACCCGACCCGCCCACGCTGTGGCAGTACGCGTCCACCTGCACGACATCCGAGTCGTGGGTCAGGTCCACCTTGTCCGGGGCGGCAGCCGCACCCGGCGTCGACGTCGCGAAGTAGACGAGGACGTACGGGGACGTCTTCGGGTCGATACCCGTCGGCACGACCCCGTCGTAGACCACCAGCGCCGGCGGCACGTTGTCCGCGTCCAGCAGCGCCAACACCGCCTGCGCGTGCGCCTGGATAGTGATCGGGACCGCCCCCTCCCGAGTCGTCCTATCGCTTACGGGCAGCCCTGCGCGCCCTCTCGGTATCCGCGTGGCACGTCCGGCAGCCCCGGTACCCGGTCGGCTTGACGTACGTGTTGCGCTGGTCGAACGGGTGGCCCCGCTTGCAGTGGGTTTTCGCGGCGTTGGTCGCCGTTACCGCTGTGCTCCGCATGACGTTGACGCGGGGCGTGACGGGTTCGAGGTGGGCCGGGTTGACGCAGTTCCGGACGCGGCAGAGGTGGTCGAGGTGGAGATCGTCGGGGACCTCGCCGACCAATGCCTTGTAGAGGACGCGATGCGCGTAGCGCCCGTCCAGGATTCCGTAGCCGTGACGGTTGAGTGCGGCGGTCCACAGCCAGCACCCCGACGGATCAACCTCGTACTTGCCCTCTGCGCGCTCGCGCAGGCTACGCTTCGCCATGTCGACTCCAACCAGTCGGCCACAGCCCGGGGGTGTTAGCGCACCCGCCGGGCCCTTACGTCTCATTTTCGCCTACGGGTATGACAGTTTCCGCAGCTCAGGGCCGCTTCACTGGTCCCCCAGCAGCTTCGCGCCGAGCCGCTCCACCGCCGCCACGAACCGCGGCTCCTCAGCGTCCGCCGCCGGCCCCATCGCCGGATTCGGCGCGCTGGTCGGGGTGCCGTACTCCGGCACCCACGCGAGCTTGCCCTGCAACTTGCTGTGGTTCGCGCCGACCTCGCCGTGGATCGTGTCGCCCCGGGCCCGCACGTCGTAGTCGATCGCCCGGGGCAGGTGCGGCAGGTGCGGCATGCCCGACCAGCGCCGCTGAACGTCCCGCTTGATCTGAAGGCAGCCCTGCCCGACGACCTTCTTGCCCTCGGGGATCGCCCGCTCAGTGACCGAGGCCAGCTCAGCGGCCAGGCTGCGCAGCGAGTCGCTGCCGGAGACGGTCACCTTCACGACGTCACCTCCGTCACGCCCACCCGCCGGGCCGTCAGGTGCGACTTCGCGGCCACATCCCGCACCGTGAACACCCGGTCCACCAGATCCGGGTCCAGCGCTGCGGCCGTGATCGTGATCCGATCGCCCTCAGCCAGACCGGTCACCGACATCGGCAGCTGCACCTCGAAGCGGCTCACCAGCACGAACGCCTCACCGACGTCCTGCCCCTGCCCGGCGTTCGTCCGCTGCTGCACCCGGCACTTCCCCGAATAGAGAGGGTCGCCGTACGTCGGGGTGATGACACCCGAGTTGGGGTCCGTGGCCTCACCGGTGCGGCGCCGGATCGTGCACGCGTCCACCATCAGCGCCTCAGCGAGGCGACGGCCCCGGGCGATCGCGGTCTGCACGGACATGGCACCCCCCCTACGGCCTGGCTGTGGTCCCCGCGAACGGGCGGACGGTGATGCCGGTCGGGCGTGTGGTCGTGCCCGCCGCCGGCCGGACGGTCGCGCCGAGCCCTGGCCGGGCCGTGGTGCCCATGTCCGGGCGGGTCACCTGCCCGCCCGGGGTGGACACAGCGCCGGCCGCGACCGCCGCGAACGCCAGCGAGACCCCGGCGACCCCGGACACAGCCCGGCCACCGGACGCGACGGCTGCAAACCCGAGCGACGACGCCGCCTGGCCGAACGCCACCTGCGTCCCAACCGCGCCGGCAGTGAAACCCAGCGCTGCGGCAGACGCACCCAGCACCGACCGGACACCGGCACCCGTCGCCGCGAACCCCAACGGCGCGCCCACAGCGCCAACAACCTGCCGGACACCCGACGCCGCCGCGCCGAACGACAGATCCGCCAGCGCCGTACCTGACACGGTCGACCCGGACGGCGCCGCCGCGACCTCCACACCCGCCGTCGCCCACAGGTTCGCCACCGACAGGGTCGACGAGCCGGTGGTCTCCGTGGCATCAGAACGCCACTGCGTCTCCAGCGAGCAGGACGGCGTGGCCACCGTCTGGTCCTGCAACTCCGACCAGTTCGTGCGCGGCGTCTGCGTGACACTGCCCGCCACGCCGCAGCCGTAGAACAGCCGGTTACCGGCCGCACCAGCCGCCGCGAACGTCAACGACGCCGCGGTGCTCGACGCACCCGACGCCGCCGGGGTCTGCACGATTGGCGCGGCGGTGTGGTGACCGGTGACCTGCACGACCGCCCACACGATCGAGCCGGTCGCCACGTTGGTGGAGATGGTCAGCGTGCCCGAACCGGGCGACCCGCCGAGCTGCGCCCAATGCACCGACAGCTTCGTGCTGCTCGACGCCGCCTGGTTGACCGGCCGCGTCCACGTCGCCGACAGCCCCGACAGCGTGGCGTCCGCGCCGCCCGTCACCGCGTTCGTCACGAACACCAGCAGCAGCGAATCCGCCGCCGGCGACACCGAAGCCGTGGTGAACGACGACCCGTCGGTGGTGCTGGTACCCGAGGTCAGAAGCGTCGCCGAGATCGCCACCAGACGCCCCCCAGCTCAGGTGCTACGCGGCCACCGGCAGGGTGACGTCCAGATCCCCGACCGGCACCGTGAAGGTATCCCCCACCAGGACGGCGTTCGCAGTGATCGTGCCGGAGAACTGGAACGTGCCGGCCGTCGACGCGTCCCACACCGAGAAGTGCGTGTAGTCCTCCGCCCCGGTCACAGACGTCCACGACAGGGCGACCGTGTTGGAGATCCCCCCACCCGAGGCGACCGACCCGAACGTCGCCTGCACCCGGGTGGTGTGCGTCGCCGGGTTGGACGCCCCCGTGCCCGGGTCACCGACGTGCAGCTTCACCCACAGCGCCGCCGGACCGGTGAACGAGGTGGCCCTGACGAGCGCGTTCAGGATCGCGTTCGCGTTCGCGGCGCTGAGTCCGAGTGCCATGGGTTCTCCTATGCGATCAGCAGACCGCGGTAGTAGTCGGCGACGTCGCGCCAGTCCCGGCCGGGCGCGACGGCGGTGCCGTTGTAGCGGGACGTGTAGTCGTCAACCGACTCGGACGCGACGCCGGTCGGGTTGTCGTACAGCTCCGCCGCGCAGCCCAGCACGGCGAGCTTCACGTCGTCGGGAACCGTGGTCAGCCCGTACGTGAACTCGATGGTCACCTCGTCGGGCGGCCACGCGTACGGGTTGCCGAACCCCGCGTCGCGGTAGATGACCCCGTCGCGCAGGGTGTAGTCGACCGAGACCGCCACCCCGTTGACCTTGACCGCGGTGATCGCGGTGACATCGCGGTACGGCAGAGTGAGGCTGGTCGCGAAAGTGGCCTCGGCGGTCCACGTCTCCGCGGTCGCCGCCCATCGCCTCCGGGCACGGCGCGTGAACTCGCCCGTCGCCAACTCCAGCGCCTGATCCGCCGACGCCGTGTCGACGTCCTGCTGCAGGTAGGAGGCCAGCTCAGAAGCGGTCGCGTACTTCGCCATCGCTGGCCTCCTACCTGTTCAGCGGCTCGGATCAGAGGACGTGGTCGCCGCGGTTGTTGACGCCGGTGTCGGCGGCCCGCAGCTCGGTGACCAGGTGCGCCTTCACGAACTCGTCGCCGAGTTCGACGTCCTTCTCGCTGGCGAGGGACCGCAGCTCCTCCACCGTCATGAAGTCCAGGGCCACGTTCGTCGGGTCCTTTGCGCGGATCAGCCGAATCAGCTCGGCCTTCTCCACGTCCCGGTTGATCTCGACGTTGCGGCCCTCGGCGGCCGACCGCAGCTCGGCGGTGGACTTCTCCTCGTACTCCGGGTACGGGTTCAGCGCCACCTCACCGGCCAGGTCCGTGTCCACGTCCTGCGCCTGCTGCAGCTTGTCGGCCGCCGAGTCCGCCTTCGCCAGGTCCGCGCGGATCTCGTTGCGCCGCTCGGCCGGGTCGCCGTCCTGGTTGGCCTGGCGCTTCTCCGCGGCCCTCGCCTGCCGGGTCTGCGTCGCCTTCTCCTGCCGGTTCTCGGCGCCCACCTCGGCGGTGCGCACCTCCGCGGCGGCCTTGTCCCGCTGGCCTGGGCTGTTCTGCTCAGCCATTCGCTTTCTCCTTGTCCAGTCGCTTGACCGTCACGCCACCCTTGGTGGCCGCAGGCTTGTCCTGCACCACACGGGCCTGCCGGCCGGCTACGGCGTCGATGACACCCAGCCGGTGGGCCTCGCCCTCCGACATCTCGTCACCCCGCGCGTAGGCGAGGAACGCCGCGTCGGGATCACCGGTCAGGACGAGCCGCCCGTCCTTGGTGCGCCAGACGTGCTCGGGTACTCGATAGGCGGCCATCAGAGGGTGTCGATCCGCACCCAGACGCCGGCCTGACGCTCGTAGACGAAGCCGGTGGCCACGTTCTGCGCGAGCATCCCGTTGGCGGCCGTGACCCCGATGGTGGTGTCGGTCGGCACGCCCTCGGTGCTGTAGACCCGATTCTTGAGGCCGGGGTTGGTGGTCTGCGGCTCGACCACCTTCCCGCCGGAGATCACTGCCATGACCACTCCTCAGATGCCGGTGACGGTGGCGATCGCCGCCGGACGGTAGGCGACCAGCGCGACCCGCATGTCGCAGCGGATGGCCTGCTTGCCCTCGACGAAGTAGGTCGAGTGGCTGTTCGACACCTGCACGTCGATACCCCGCCGGACGGCGAGTTCGAGGTAGTTGGTGTCGGCGACCAGCGCGGTGTTCTCCGTGAGGGCCTGCGCCATGGCGACCTGCATGCCCCACATGCGCTCCGGGCCCGTGTCGGACGGGTTGCCCCAGATGTAGAGACCGTCGGCGGTGCGCAGCAGCCGCACGTCCTGCCAGTCGTTCGGGTTCATCACGAGCAGGTTCGGCTGCGCCTGACCGACGGTCTGCACCTTGACCATCGCCTTGAACACGGCGTCCGGCACCGGGTCGGTGCCCTTGGCCTGCGTCTGGATGCCGACGACGTTCAGCAGGCCCCGCAGGTTCGGCGCGGTGCCGTTACCGACGAGGATCTGCGAGTCGAGGCGCTGGCGGACCATGAACGGCAGCCGGTTGTCGATGATCCCGCGCAGGCGCGGCTCGTCCTCGAGCTGCTCGTCGGTCACCGGCAGGTACACGCTGATCTTCCGGACCAGCGAGGTCTGCTCGGTGAACGCCAGCGCCGCCTCCGGGTAGGTGCCACCCTCGGCGGTCTCCGCCGCCGCGTTCGTGAAGGTGGTCTCCTCCATGTACTGCACCGCCGACTGGCCGGTGGTGGTCTGCGGGATCAGCTCCGCGACCTGCAGCGGGCGGGTCGCGAACTCCACGAGACGGCCGGTGCGGGTCACCTCGGGGGCGAAACCCGCCGCCGTGGTCATCAGGGTCTTCAGCTCGATGTCGAGGGTCTTCTCCGGCCCGATCGGGCCGGCCTTCAGCCGGTACGCGTCGGACTCGGTGAACAGCTCACCGAACGACTTCTGCCGCGGCATGCCCGTGTAGGCGGGGCCGCCCTGGTCGGCGCCCTTCTCGCCGTGACCGGTCTGCCGGTCCTCGGGCGTACGCGCCCGCTCGGCGGCCTTCTGCACCGCCTTCAGCTCGTCGACCTGCTTACCCAGGTCGGTGGCCTCGTCGTTCAGCTCGCGGATCTTCGCCGCGATGTCGTGGGTGGTGCCCTTGACGGACTTCACCTTGGTCAGGTCGATGTCGGGGCCCGCCTCGGCGAAGATCTCACCGAGTTCCTTGCGCTTGGCCTCGAGCTTGCCCTGGGCGTCCTTCAGGGCGGGGAAGGTCATGGTCACGGCTGCGCTCCTTGTAGCGACTGAATGAAGCGCGCGTACTCGCGCGCTGCGTCATCTCCGGGTGAATCGAGCAGGGACTTCAGCCGCCGCATGTCGTCGTGGATCCACTCGAGGACGTCGACGGATGTGGCGGCGAGCGCCTTGCCCTTGCGCCGGCGGAGAGCCATGACCTCGGCCGTGCGGTCAATGAGGCTTTCCAGCGATGCCAGGGTCGCTGCGGCCTCTTCGTAGAACTTCAGACTGCCGGCCTGCTCACCACGCAGCTCGGGGACTTCACGATCCCCGTCGGCGAGGTGCTGGGCCAGGTGGTTGTAGACGCCCTGGCGTTCGACCTCCGACAGGCCGGACGCGCCCTTGGCGCCGTTGAGCAGTGCGATACCGGTCAGGCAGGCACGCAGGTTCGCGTCACCGCCCGGGCCGTGGTGGTGCGGGAACCGGTACGACGATTTCAGCGTCGGGTCGCCGTGCGGATCCACGTAGGCGTGCACGGCCCGCAGGTCGTCCACGGTCGCGTCGCTGGGGATGTCGTCGACCACCTGCAGCCCGTTCCACTGCTTGACGGTGACGCGGGTCTCGTGCGGGCGGATCGCCGCGCTGTATTCGCTGGCAGACACGGCCAGGACCGCCTCCTCTGGTGTGAAGCCGGCGCCCTCCAGCGCCTTGACGGCTAGGGTTCGGGTGCCGATGCCGGCGCCCTGGAACACGGGGGACACCTCGTGCACCTTGAGCTTTCGCAGGAAATTCGCCTTGCGGCCGGCGAACATGCCGGACTCCGGGCGGTGCAGCACGTCGAACCCGTAGGACCACTCCTGCCGGGGCCCCATCGCCTTCACGACCTCGAAGTGGTTGCGACCCTCGGTGGTCTCGAGGAAGAACCGGCCCTGCAGGATCGCCTCGTTGCGGGTGGTGCGAATGCGCCCCATCCCCACCGGCAGCGCCCCATCCCACACCTTGTGCTTGTAGTGGGAGATCACGACCTCTTCGCCCTCGGTGAACGCGCCGGGGAACGTGACATCCCCGTCCTTGTCGATCACGTTGAACGTCGAGAACACCGCCTCGACCTCGCCCTTGCTGGCGGACTTGACCTCCACCCCAGACAGGGAGGACTTAGTTTCCACTGGTCTCTCCGATCGGTGCAGGGTTGGCCGGATCCCCGGCGCCGGGCTTCTGCAGCTGCACCGAGTACAGGCCGGTGTGTCGGCCGCGGAGCCGCTTCAAGTCGTTAGAGGTGACGTACTCGACCGCCGCGTCCGGCTCGTAACCCACATCGACCAGCGACCGCACGGTCGCCGCGTCGCGGGTGCGGATCTCCGCCTGGTCGGTGGCGTTCTCGCTGAGAAACGGGATGTGACGGCCGTCCACAGCAAGCCGGGCCCCAGAAACCCTGCGCCCGCCAACCATGGGCCGGTCGATCACCGACATCCACGACGCCGACGCCTTGTTCCACAGATCAGCCATGGTCGTCTCGGCGAACAGCCGCTTCGCCGCCTGGAAGTTGCCGGCGTTCAGCGACGAACCCTGCAGGCCCTCGGAGATGCCGAGGATCACCGCCGGCACACCGCCGACAACGGCCATGCGGGTCTCGCCCGCGCCCTGCGTGATCTTCAGGTCCAGCTGCCGGAAATCCACCGACAGCGGCACGATGTCCGCGCCGCCGGCCAGGAACAGCGTCTTGTAGGCGTTGTCGGCGCCCTGGTGGGAGGCGTTGAACCCGGACACAAACTCCTGGAACGCCGCCGGGTCGGTGTCCTTGTCGAACTTGACCGCCATGTTCGGCGTCGCACCGTTCTTGAAGAACCGGCCCTTGTGCCTGGTCGCCGCCCTGTCCGCCGTGATCTCCTCAATCAGGGCGGTAATCCACGACATCCCCCGAAACCGCCCCACCGGGTCAGGCTTCGGGGAGTAGTGGCACACCTCATTCGGCCGTAGCGTCACCGGCGTCGGCGGGGCAACGCCCAGCCCGCCCACCTTCGGCTCGTACAGGTACGCCACCACCCGCGCGTCGAGGTTGTAAGGGTTACCGCTGGGCGCGTCGATGACGATCGTCACCCAGTCCGGCCGCATCCGAACGATCCGCCGGCCCGGCCCCGTCGCCGACCGGCCGAACCTGCCCGCGTCATCGCAGATCGTGGCGTAGAAGTTCCCGGCCAAGCTGGCGTCGAGTTCCATCAGCGACAACAGCTCACCGGTGGTGCCGTTCGGCCACGGCTCCTCCAGCAGCGCCAACTCCGGCGAGCCGAAGAAATCACCGGGCACGCCGCTGCGGAACTCCTGCCACTGGAACCTGCCCTGGCTGAACACCTGCTGACGGCGGTCGATCGCACCGAAGATGATCGAATCGCTCTTGTAGGCGCCCTCGACGTAGCCCTCGAAGTCGTTGCCGATGCGTTCCCGGTCCGACGTGCCCGCGCCCAGCAGCGGCCACCGGAACGCATCCAGCGTCCAGAGCGGCGGCTCGACGAAATCCTTGCGGCGTCCCCGAGCGGGGACCAGCCATGGCTTCATGCCGACCTCGAGCGGGCCAGGTGCGTGATGTCAGCCGTCACCTCGGGCTCCTCCTCGACGGCTGCGGCGTTGAGCTGGGCGATGTAGGACAGCGCCGTCGCCACCAGGCCGGCGGTCAGCAGCGACCACCACCAGTTGTGGGTCAGCCCGCCGACCGCGACGACCACGGCAACGAGCCCCAGCAGGCCGAGCAGGTTGGACAGCAACCCCGACGGCAGGGCCGGCAGCTTGATCGTGACCACGGTGAGTCCCCTTCGCGCTATTGGTTGGCGGCCCAGGCGAACAGTGGGACGCTCTTGGCGGGCGGCGGGGCGAGCGCACCGTCCTCGATGGCCTTGCCGCGCGCGGCGTACGCGAGCACCGTGGCCACCGCGGCGTCGATGAGCATCCCCTCGCCCCGCTTGGCCATCTTCAGGTAGTGCGTCGCCAGGTCCTGCTCCTCGCCGGGCCGCGGCTTCTTCTTCGACCCCTTCACCAGCACGGCGTTCTTGCAGTGCTTGGCGAGCGTCTCGGCGCCGTCGTGGGTGATGTCGCCCGCAGCGAACCCGGTGGTAAACCGCTCGATCGCCTTGTCCATGCGCTGCTCGACGTTCGTCGGGAACTCCACCACCCGGCCCGGCCACTCAGCCGCCCAGACGTTCAGGTAGTCCTGCCACCGGTACGGGTCGGCGAACATCAACGCCACCTCGTAGGCGCCGAACACCTCACGCAACCGCTCGTCGACCTTCCCCGACGGCACCTTCCAGTCCGGGCCCGCGTCGCCGGGGCGCTCCCACACACCCAGCTGAAACAGCCGGCCATCCGACAGCCGGGAGGCGATCAGCGCGGTGGCGTCGCGGTACTTCGACCCGTCGAAACCCAGCGCGATCCCATCGCCCGGACGCAGCTGATCGTCGCGGGCGTACAGGTCCCAGCGGACCGGATCCACGAACACCGACTCACCGACGACGATCTCGTTGAGGAAGAACCGCCGCCGGTCCGCCTCCATGTGCCGCGACGAGCGAACCTCGTGCAGGATGCGACCCTTCAGGTTCACCCAGCCGCCGCGCTCCCGCGCCGAGTCCCCGTACTGGCGCAACAGCTCCGCGTAGAGGGCCTCGTCGTCGGCCAGGTCGTCCACCCGCCGCGGCTCGACCGTGTCCACGTACACCCGGTCGTCGCCAGACTCCGCGGTCACCTGCGCCTCGGAACCCTCCGTCGGATCCCACGCGTTCGTCAGCTCCAGCCAGCGGCCGTCCATACCGGCCACGTTCCGCTTCACCGCGCCGCACACCTTGCGGTAGCCGCCCTGCAGCGTGAACAGGTGCGACTCGGTGATCGTCAGGAACGTCAGAGGCGCACCCAGCCGCGACTTGGCGCTGGTCGTCACCGGCTCGATCTTCCCGCCGCCCGGCAAGGTCACCTTCGTCTCGCCGGCGTCCATGCCCGACAGGTTGATCAGCGGCCCGTTGCGCACCGACGACAGCAGCGGACGCCACGTGTTGTCGGTCTGATCCTCCGACGTGCCCAGGCAGACGATCAGCGGCGTCGGGTACGGGGCGCCCACCGGCTCGCCGTCGGCGTCCCAGCCGTCGAAGCGGGTCGGGCCCAGCGCCTCCGCGAGGATGATGGCCGCGCCGAACGGGTCCTTGCCCCACTTCTGCGACCGGCGCAGCTGCGCGCCGTAGTGCCGCAGGGCGTCCGGCGCCGGCCACGGCCCCGCATGCGGGTACAGCCGGTAGTAGTGGACCAGGAAGCGCCACATCTCGTCGGTCAGCTGGTACGGCTCGCCACGGCGGTAGCCGTCAGGGACGACGACGTGTTCTTCGATCCACTCGCCGACGTCGTAGCCCAGGGTCGGGAACTCGCCCTCTTCGTTCGGGCCGCGCCACGGCATCAGCCGACCGCCTTGATGCGCCCCCGCGCGCCCTTCGACTCCTGCCGCTTCTCCGCGACCTCGTCGACGGCGATCTGCCACAGCAGCAGACGCATCGACTTCGGGGTCAGGCCGAGCCGGTCCTCGAGGGCGACGGCCTGGGCGAGCAGCGCCGCGGTCGCATCCGGCCGCTCGGCGGCGACCATCACCCGGCAGTAGCGGGCCACGGTGCGCGTCCAGCCGAGCTGCTCCCACGCGACCGCCTGCGGGGTGGCCCACAACTGCGCCCAAGCCTCGCGCTCAGCGGCGTCCACGCCCCCGGGCAGCGGCCACCGCGGCGGATCGCCCTTCCTGCCTCCGGCGGGCAGCATGACGACGCCGCGACCGCGGGTGCCGCGCTGGGGGTCGATCTTCGGTGGGTTCGGCATCGTCACCACCTCCGACCCTGGGTGAGGTTACCGACCGTTACAGCATCACGGAGCGTGACGATCTTGCGGATGTGGGAACTGCCCAGACAG